AACCGTGTCGTGCGCCTGCTCATGGCCGGCGACCAACCCGCAACCGTCAAGGGGGAAATCGTGACCCACATCCGCAAGCGCGAGGTCGGTGGTTTCGTCAAGCTGCCGCTGCCAAACCGCAATCTGAAGCCCGGCCAAAGAGTCAGGGTTATTAACGGTGCCTTTCAGGGGCAAATAGGGTTATACGAGGGCCAAACAGGGCGCGACAGGGAAAGGGTATTGCTCGAGCTGCTCGGACAATCGGTGCCGGTCGAATTACCCAGCCCGAGCATCGTGCCACTACCTGTTGCGTTTAGCCCTCGCCTGCGATACTAAAACATCACCCATCGGCCATAAGTGATTTGCCGCGCGTGGAAATCCCCTGAAATCAGGGGTTTCTCGCCGTGCAGCGCGTTTGAGCCCAGGCCTGATGGGAAGTTGTTGGGGCTCGCCGGACGCCAGGGTTGGTCAAGATGCCTAGCCTCCTCGGGATCAGCCTTGGCGTCCATTCCTTTCCGTTCTCGGGGAAATACTATGAGCGCACGATATCCGATGTGCTGGAAAGAAGATCGGCTCTACGTGGATAGGCGCTTGAGTGGGTATGCGATCCAACCCGACGAGAAATATCAAATGATGTGGAGGGTGCGCTCGCCAGATGGTTCACTTTCGGACATGGTGAACCGGACACGGGCAAAGGATGCTGCTGCTGCGATGCTCGACCGTGATTTAAGGGCTGACGAGAGGGCAGCGCGTGGTCCAAGGACGGCTTAAAACCATCTGACCCTACCCATGCCACCTAAACTCCGTTCCCTGCCTTCCTTGGTGCGCACGCTGGACACCCGAACCGTCCGACCTCCACCAAAGGTCAAAGACCTAGTTTACAATTCACCTGAATTCAGGGCATGGCGTGCCCATGTGGTGAAACGTGCAGGTGGTCAGTGCGAAGCCATTGATGAACAGGGCAATCGATGCAGCAAAGCACAGCCCGCACATCGCATGTATGCTGACCACATCGTCGAATTGAAAGACGGTGGTTCCCTACTCAATCTGGCCAATGGTCAGTGCTTTTGCGCATCGCACCACGAAATCAAGACCGCCGAGATCCGACGTCTGAGAACCGAATGGTCAGGCAGTCTTAGCAAACCCAACCTGCCAAGGCCGAATTGTAGAGTTATGTTGATCTGTGGTCCGCCTGCTGCAGGGAAATCTACCTACGTGCGGACCCACGCTGGGCCAAATGATATCATCATCGATCTGGACGTGATTGCCCATCAGTATGGGCTGGATAGGAATAGGTCACCAGATACTACCAGCACCCTATTGCGTGACCGCAATCGACGCCTCGCTGCCTTGGCTACTGAGCCTAAGGACAGGATAGCATGGGTGATAGTAACCGCACCCAATAAGCAGCTCAGACAGTGGTGGTGTACCATGCTAGGTGTGCTGCCTAATGACATGGTGGTGCTAGTGCCCACACGTACTGAGCTACGGCGTAGGGTACTGGCTGACCCTGATCGTGATGATGTGATTGATCTTCATCTGTCGTTGATAGATCGTTGGTTCGCTCGCGAGATCGGTGTAATGGAGATCTATCCGCAATCGGATGAGTTCGACGGGGGGTAGGCAAAGATCGCCCAGATGCCCCCGCACTACCCGCCGCATTTGCTCATTCGCAGATTTTTTTCGAGTAACTGGTTGCAAAGACTATGAAAAGACGCGCCAAAACCCTAGGCCAAATTGAGCGAGCACGAGCGCAAGCCCGTTTGCTTGTGGAAGCCGATATTCAGCCCGGCCAGATGACTCCGCTGCAGTATTTGCTGACAGTCATCAATGATCCAACCGCTGACTCAGACCGCAAAGACCGGCTCGCCATTGCGGCGGCACCCTATTGCCATCCGCGACTGACTGAGGCGCAACGTGTGAAGGGCAAGAAAGACCAGCAGGCCGAGGCGGCCGAACAGGCTGGAACCGGCACGCCGTGGGCGCGCGATCTTGAGACCGAGATTCATCCGAACTGATGCTGCATCTCACGCCAGTTCTGGACGAGCCGGCGATCGGGCTGCTCGAGGCGGCGCGGTCGGCGGATCATCCTGCTGCACCGCGGGACGGTTGGGATACGAGCTGCCCGGACTGGGAAGAGCGGATCATGGATGGCCGCTCGCTGGTTCCGCAACTACCGCTGTTCGAGGCCGAGGCGGCGCGCGCGCTGCGATGTTTCAAGCGGCTGCGGTTGCCGGATGTCATCGGCACGCCGACGCTGGGGGATGTTTGTGGGCCGTGGTTTTTTCCCATCGTCGAGGCGCTGTTCGGGTCGTATGACCCGGCCACCAACAAGCGGCACATCAGCGAGGTGTTCCAGCTCATCCCGAAAGGCAACAGCAAGTCGTCGAATGGCGGCGCTGTGATGCTGACGGCACTGATCGTGAACCGCAGGCCAGAGGCCGAGTTCCTGTTCATTGCGCCGACCATCGAGATTGCCGGCATCGCGTACAAGGCGGCGAAAGGTACCATCCGGCTCGATGAGACGCTGTCGAAACTGTTTCACGTTCAGGATCATATTCGGCGGATTACGCATCGAAAGACGGGCGCCACGCTGCAGATCAAGGCCGCAGACACCGATGTCATCACCGGAAGCAAGGCAACCGGGACGATGATCGACGAGACCCACGTTTTTGCCAAAAAGTCGAACGCTGCAGAAATTTTTGTCGAGCTTCGGGGTGCGCTGACCAAGCGGCCGGACGGGTTCCTGTTCCAGACGACCACGCAGAGCAAGCAGACGCCGTCCGGCGTGTTTGCGTCGGAACTTGCGATGGCGCGGTCGGTGCGCGACGGCAAGATGCGCATGCCGCTGTTGCCGGTGCTGTACGAGCTCCCCGATCGGTATGCGCGCGATGGCGGCTGGCGCGAGCGGCGCTACTGGCCGCTGGTCAACCCGAACCTGGGGCGATCGACCAGCGAGGATTTCCTGGCGCGGGAGATTGTGAGGGCGGACGCTGATGGACCCGCATCTGTTGCTCTCATTGCGAGCCAGCATTTCGACGTGCAGATCGGGATGTCGCTGCGGGCCGATGGTTGGGCCGGCGCCAACTACTGGGACCGCGGTCGCGAGGATGGGCTTACGTTGGACGCGGTGCTGGGGCGCTCTGAGGCTGTGGTGGTGGGCATCGATGGTGGCGGGCTCGATGATCTGCTCGGCATTGCGGTGCTCGGGCGGGCGAAGGACGACAAGGGCTGGGCGGCCTGGACGCACGCGCTGATCTCGCCGGAAGGGCTCGAGCGGCGCAAGGCGAATGGGCCGTTTTACGAGAAGTTCCAGGCCGATGGCGACCTGACCGTGGTGGAGGAACTGCCGGACGATATCTCGTTCGTCACCGACATCGTGCAGAAGGTGAAGGACTCAAAGAAGCTCGCGGGCGTGGGCGTCGATGCGGTCGGTATTGGTGGCATCGTCGACGCGCTCGCCAAGATCGGCGTGACGCAGGAGAACAACCTGCTGGCCGGTGTGCGGCAGGGCATATCACTCATGGGGGCCATTAAAACGGTCGAGCGGAAATTGGTCGACGGCTCGTTCAAACACGGCGGCCAAGCGCTGATGACCTGGTGCGCCGGCAACGCGCGCATCGTGCCGACGCCGACGGGGATGCGGATCGCGCGCGATGATTCCGGCTATGGCAAGATTGATCCGCTGATGGCGCTGTTCAATGCGAGCGCGCTGATGGCGCTCAATCCGGGTGCGCAGAAGCGGCCGGAATGCCGGTTGTTCTTCGCCTGACCTATTACCGCGACGAACCTTCGGCGCTTGAGCGCGCATTCGGCTGCACGCTGCTCGCGCTGGTCATGCTGCTGTTCTGCATCCTGATGTTTCGTTGGCTCACTGACCTCTGAGCGCACGAAAGGCGCCAGCCGGTCTGGGGACGTGGCGCCTGTCGCGGTCGCCGCGGACTTGGGGTCGGGGGGCTATGACCAACGTTCGCGGTTGCAATGAAAGAACACCGCGCCAGCCGGCTTGTTCCATAGAAGGCAATCACCATGAATCGGGCCTATTCGATCTTGACCGTGAAAGCGGTCGACGAGGACGCGCGCACTATCACCGGCATGGCGACGACGCCGGCGCCGGATCGGCTTGAGGACGTAGTCGAGCCCGAGGGCGCGCAGTTCAAGCTGCCGCTGCCCTTGCTGTGGCAGCACGATGCGCGCCA